CTTACAATCTTAGCAGCATTGCCTGAAGGGAGATCATCCTTTGTAGCAAAGTTAGTTGTCTTAGTGTAATTAGACATTAGATAAGTCTCCCTAGTAGAGCGTGTATGTCAATTCGTTGAATAGAAAATGGAGCGCCATTGACCTCTGCTTCTAAGCCAATGGTTACTACCTCACCACTACCGCTAGTATTAACCTTTGGAGTGTTGATGAGGATAGAAGAGGTGTATTCGTCTGTGGTGTTGTACTCAGCTATGCCATACTCAGCAATGTTAGCAGAACCAAATACAAAGGCTTGCTTAGTATAGTTAGCCGTGTAGTCATAACCCCAGTTCAATGTAGTAGGTGTATTTTGTCCACCAATGATAGTTAAGTTAAACTTCTTCAGGAACTTCAGGTTAGAAGTGTTACCAAAGTCCATAGGGTTGCTGAAGTAGCGCATCTCGTACTTGTTAGCACCATCCATGTACCCTGTGTACTTAACAATACCTGAAGAGATGCCAATGTATATTTCACCATCTTCTAACACAACAAAAGACAAAGGCTTTATGCTTGACCACGTAGTGACTCGTTGTGAGCCATCAGGTAAAGCAGTTCGCATATCAAAGCAATACACAGTGTTGCTGTCTGGCAGCGTCAACAAGTAGAAAGCGTTTTCAGAACTATACAAAGACTTGATAGGGTTAGTCTGTAGTGGTACTAAGTTTAACAAGTCAGTGCGTATATTCTTGCTGATGTCACGCATAGGCATAGACTTTTCTTGTACAGTCCTACCAAAGCTACGTACACCTGTCTCAGACAAAAAGATAATGTCAGTGCCTGTGTGCTGTACTGAGTCACGAGCTATGCAGCCAACGCCTTCTATAGTGTCTGTAAGCGTCATAGTAGCAGGAGAGGATGCACCTGAGTACACAAGTATAGACTTCTTACCAAAGATGATTAGAAAGCCATTGTGAGCCGCTAGAGCCGTTATCTCGTCAAAGCCTGTAGGCCATACAGTAGTAACATCTAACGAACCTGACGTACCACCTGTCCAGTGATGTCCATTAAGCAGGTCAGACCAGTAAACAGTGTGTTTGTTACCTGTAATGTCTGCTGCCCAGAGTCTACCATAGGCTGCTAAAACTTCATTAGCCTGCGGTGGAGTACCTGTAGCATGGCCGTGTGCTGAATGTTCTTCCAACACAAACGAACCATCATGGTCTGTGCCTAGTACATACTCGTGATCTCTTTGGAATAAGTAGACATGATCGTTTAAAGTAACAGCTTTCCAGTTATTAGCTGTAGGAGTGTACCCTGTTGGTGTAGCATCCGTTAGTGTTGTAGTGCCTGTAAATAATTTATTATTACCTGCTGACAGTATAACTTTATCACCAGAGTTATCAATAAACTCGTATACAGTTTCTATACCACGGCTGCTGCCTAACACACTAGCACCGTTGGTAGAAACCTCCACCCAGCCCTTACGCGCACCAATACGGCCTAGCTGGTCAATAACACAGTTGTCTGCAATAGAAGCAAACGAAGGATCAACACCAATAGGTGAGTCCTGTGTGTTAATACCAGCAAAACCGGGAGCTGCTACTGTAATGTTCTGTAGTTGTTGTGCCATTTACGAATACCAGATAGTTTCTTCAGGATGTTGAGATGCATCAATAGCAATAGCATCTGCCAAGGTATTATCTGCTAGTGCAAACAACTCTGCTGCGCTAGTGCCTCCAGTTTCTCCACGCTCTCTAGCACCTAATGCAGTGGCTAGCTGGATAACTGGTGAGGAAGGAATAGTCATCTTATCTGTGTCTTCTGTAAAGTCTGCTGTACGTAAGACCACGTTAAAGCGTAGCTGAAATACTCCGCTAGGCTTAGGGTAAACATCAACAGCGTTGTCACCATTAGCGTCTACACCGTTAAAGCTATAGAACTGTGGAGAACCAATAGGCGGTGTCTCAATCAAGAAAGACTTGTCCATCCAACGAGAAGACTTATAAGTCATAAACCAGTCTGAAGTGTCGTTAATAACATCTAACAGCTTCATTCTATTCTGTGAGCCTGTCAGTACATAGTTAAACGTATCTGCTGTGGTTGATACAGTCAGTGTAGTACGTAGAGCAGTCCAATCATAAGCGTCTTCTACGGTACGCTTTGCATCATTGACAAACTCACCAATAAGTTTAGAGTACGAATTCTGACTGACAGTAGTTACTTCGTTCTCCCGCAGTCTGCGTAATACGCTATTAACAAGTTGTAAGTAAGTCATTAGTATGGGAACCTTTTTAAAATTTCAGCATTAGTCAACATGCCTTGTGGCTTATTGCGTAACCGTAGTGCTTCTTGTTGTTGTAAAAATTGTTGTATAGGGTCTACTGGTGGTACATCATATCGCATAATAGAAGGCACAGGAGCCAAGCTAAAGGGTTTTAGGCGTTCCTGTGTAGAGCCTATTTGTGTTTCTAGCTGTAACATATCTCCAAACAAAGAGTCTGTAGTACGTGTTGCGCTGCCAAAACCTAAGCCAGTACCTGTACCATCGCCTGTACCATCGCCTGTACCAGAGCCATCTCCAGTGCCTGTACCTTCACCAGTGCCTGTGCCGTCTCCAGTGCCTATAACATCGCTTATAACATCTGTTACACTATCTGTCACGGTGTCTGTCACAGTGTCTACAGGCAAAGGCTGTGCGGTGTCTATAGGATCAGCAATAGTATCTATAGGGTCGATAACAGGAGCAGTAGTGTCTTCAGTAATGTCACCTATGATGTCTATGACAGCAGGGTCTTCTTCAAAAATAGGAGCAGGAAAAATAACTGTATCTTCTTCAGTAGGTTCTCCCGTTTCATCTAGTTCAGCAGCAGGAGGTAACTCTGGTTCTACAACAGGATCATAAACTTCATTGGCAGGAATCCCTTGTCTAAGTTCATCAACAAAAATGCCTCCCATGCGTATGTATTCGTCAAGTGGGATTTCTCCTGCTAAAACTGCTTCATACACTTGCCTAAGAAGTATATCATCAAGAGTTCCTTCTACTGGTTCTACAGGCTCTGTCGGAGCTACAGGCTCAGGAGCAGGTTCACCGCCACCACCAGCTTCTGTTTCTTCTTCTTGTTCTACAACCTCTTCTTCTACAACTTCAGGCAGTGTAGGCTGTGGTATTACTTCTTCAATAGGATCAGCGACAATAGGCTCTATGTCTAACTCAGGCTGCTCTAGGTCTACAATAGTCTCAGGCATGTCTGGTGTGACACCTGTTATTGGTACTATTTCATCTTCTTCATCAGTTAAAACAGTATTTACAATTTCGTTTACAATCTCAATTCCTGTTGTTGTATCTGAGAAAACATCTTCAGGACTATCTACTGTATCTTCTAGTAGATTTAAAACAATACCATCGCCTTCGCCTTCAGCAGCGGCTTCTAAAGAACTAACAGCATCTACTATGTCTTGCCCAGCAGAAGTAACTACATCTGCATCTGTAGCAAAATCTGTTAAATCTATTCCCATAAATGTTCCTGAAACATCTATAGAAGCTAATGTGTTTTCATAAAGAGCCTGTGCTTCAGCAGCCGTAGTTACTGTGCCGTTGCTTATTGCTTCTTCTACTGTAGCACTTGCAGATGCTTGCGCTTCAGCAGTTGTAGTTCCTGTGGTGTTAGCGACTTCTGATAAACTAGATAAAACTAAAGCAGTCCAATCTTTTGCGTGTAGTGTTTCACCTGTAGCAGCACGTAAAGCTGTTAAACCTGCTACTCCCGCAAAACCCAAAGAAGAAGCAGCAGCTTTAATAGGAAGACTGTTTAAAAAGCCACTTAGTTTGCTTCCTGTAAGGTCACGTCCTGCGTCTGTTTCTTGTCCTATTTGATAATCAAACGTGTTGTATTCGTTGTTTCCTGTTACTTGATTGTCAAACAGTATTACTTTGCTGTAAGAAGCAGCAGAATCAGCCATGTGAGAAGGAGCTGTATATAGCTGACCATTTTGTATAGTATATACATTCCTATCAAACCCGTCTGCCGCCATTAATGTCTGAGCAGCAGCATTGAGATAATCTTCTTTATTTAATGTGTTTTCTTTATAAAGTTTATTTAAGAACTTTAACTGACTAGACTTTTGTAGTTTTCCGTACTCTTCTGTAAACTTTTCTGGATTTTCTTGAGCAAGAGCAGACAAGTTACTTGTTTGAGTATTTGTAACCTCTGAATCAAGCCTAGAAGTTAATGAAAACATTTCTTGATCTGTCAAGACTTTATTACCAAAGTCAGCAGAACTAACTCCATATTTTTCTAGCTTATTGTTCTGCGCTCTTAATACTTTTTCTTCTTCAGTAGCGTTAGCAAATGCTTCTTGATTAGCTGCTCTTTGATCTGCATCTGCCATACGTTGTAAAGCAGCTTCTTCAGGAGTAACAGCAGCTTCGCTAGAATCTCTAAGAACTGTTCCATAATCAGAATAATAATCACTTTTATCTGGATTGTATTTTACTTCTCTCCAGTTTACAGGATTATCAACAGATGGAGGAACTGACCACTCTTCTACACTAACTTCAGGAAGAACTACAGAACCACTAGCTAAAGCCGCTTCAGCAGCAGCAGTTGCTTCTTGTCTTTTTTTACGTCTACCTCCGCCACCGCCTCTAGCCATTATCGTTCTCTCTGTACGTTCTTAGTCTTCTCTACTGTACGCATAGCACCTAAGCCTAACATACCCATCAGTACACTTGTGAGTAATGAGCTATCAACAGGCGGGACAGTAAACCAGATGTTTAGTATTGGAGCTAGGATAGTAGAATAGAATAAGGCTAGTCCACATATCCATCCTATAGCAGGTCTCCAGCCAGCAACAAACAAACTCTTATGTGCTGCTTCAGTCTTGTTGACTTCTAACTGACCTTTAGCTAATTCTTGAGCATGCTTTTCAGCCATAGTAGCTAGTTCAAAGGCGATAGCATTTTTCTTATCTTTATCTTCAATGAATTTATCTAAGAGTCCTGTCACTGGCCCTATTAAACTATTTAAAATACTCATATATTATACACGCTTTAGTCTTGCTTGTCAAGTGATTTCTTACCATGCACAGCTTTCTGCACAGTGTCCGACTCATAAATCCTAATACCTAA